GGTCTGCGCGCTTGATGCCTAGCACGTCGGACACACGCTGGCCGGTTAGGCGCAACACGTCCATGACGCATTGCAGGCGCGGGCTGGCCTGGGCGTAGATCGTCGCGAACTCGCTGGCGCTGATGAGTCGATCTCGCTTGCCGGACGGCAGCGGTTTGATGCCGATGCAGGGGTTGAAGTCCACCAGTTGCTCCTCGACGGCGTAGGTGAACACCAGGCGCAGGACGGTGAGCAGATGGTTGCCGGTGGCAGGCCTGTCCAGGTACGCCCGGCGCATCTGCGCGACGTGACGTGGCAGTACGTCATGCGGTGCAAACTCCGCGAATATCTGCGCCAACTTCTTCGCACTGTCGTCGTAGGACACTTTCGTTGTTGCGGCTACCCGCGCCGTTACACTCGGCATCGCCAACTTAATCAGCGCGGCCATCCCGCTGGTGGGCGTGCTGATGCGCTGCGCGTACTCCCCCAGCGCCGCCTTCAGGTCGCGGCCGAGGTTGTGCCACTGCCCGCCGGTGACGTGGAAATAGCTACCGTGCCGGAGATAGACGCAGGCGGGGAGTTGGCGATTGTGTTTGCGTGGGCGCATGGATATCGTGGGGAAAAACGACGAGGCTACCGTCAGGTCGGCGTTTATAGTTTATGCCAAGGGCATCAAGGACGCGCGCCTGCGCCGACGGTTTTACCCGGCGTGTCAGTTCGGTCAGGTCAGTCGGCGACAGGATCATTTCTCTCGGCTCCGTCTTCCAGGCCTTTGCGGTAGGCCCATTCGATCACCGCCATCAGCGCCGCGTCGAGGCTTTTGGAGCGGTGGAAATTGCCTTGCAGGTAGTCCGCAAATACCTGCCGCCCGGTGTTCACATCGAGACTCATCGCGCACTCTCCGCTTCGATCAGCATGTCCAGGAAGTGGCGGGCCTTGCGCAGATCCTCGATGCCGTTCTTGGTGCGCCAGCGGGACACATACTTGATGACGCACCCCTCGCCGAATCCGATGTCGTTGGTGTGGATGTAGAGAAACGGCTGGATTTTCATTTTGGCGTAGTGGTCGCCGCCGATTTGGGTACTGGTGGCGGATTCCTCCTCCTCGCGTGCGATAGCTCGCGCACCCCGGTTGACGCGCCGGTCGGCCCAGTTGACGTAGGCGAAGCAGGGCAGGCACACGGTAGTGGCTTCGCCAGCGTGCTGGGCGGCATCGTGGATACAGGTTTCGCAGGATTTCATGGTTGGCTTCTCCGAATTTTCATGGCTTGCAGGAGGATGTCCTGCACTTCGCGCTTCGTTTCGATGCGCTCGATGACGAGTTCGTCCACGGTGTTGCGGGCGATGATGTTGTGGATGAACACCGGGCGGTTGTGCCCGGCTTGTAGTTGCCGCACCGGGCCGATGCGCTCGACTATTTGCAGGCGTTCTTCGAGGTTCCAGTTGTGGCCGAAGAACACCAGGATGTTGCCGCCGTCTTGCAGGTTAAGTCCGTGACCCGCGCTTGCAGGGTGAGCGAATAGGATCGGTATCCGGCCAGCATTCCAGTCCGAAATAGTTGCAGGGTCAGCGTCCAGCGGCCGACCTTTTGGGAACGCAGCCATAAGCCGTGTGAGGTCGGACTTGAAGTTGTAGGCGACAAGGACGGGGGCACCGTTTGCTTCCTCGACGATGTCGTCCAATGCTTGAATCTTTTCATCGTGTACCTCTTTCCAGTTTTGCTTGTCGTCGATGTATGCCGCGCCGTTTGCGATCTGCAAGCACTTGCCGGTACGGGCGGCGGCGTTGAAGGCCTCGACGCCGTAACCTTCGATCTCCATGAACATCTCGCGCTCCATGTCCCGGTAGAGGGCGCGGGCGCGGATCGGCAGATCGACATAGATGTTGTTGATGATCGGCGCGGTCAGGTCGAACCAGTCTGCCGCGTCGATGGTCAGACAGACATCGCGCAGCTTCGCCTGGATCTCTTCCTGCGCGTGCGGCAGTGCGGTCGTACCGAAACCGTCGAACGACTTCTGGAACCAGCGTTGGCGGAAGGCATCGTAGGTGCGACCGAGGCGATGACCGGCATCGATGAACCACATCTGACCCCATAGATCGGCCAGGCCGTTTGGCGATGGCGTGCCGGTCAGTTCGATGAAGCGCGTGCATTTGGTGTGCGCGATCTTGCCCAACGCCTTGCTGCGCTTCGTCCCCTGGCGCAGGCGGAAACCTTTCAGCTTGGTGGCTTCGTCGATGACCACGGTCTTGAAAGGCCAGCGGTCGCCGAAGTGTTCCACCAACCAGACAAGGTTGTCGAAGTTGCAGGTATAGACGCTGGCGTCGTACTTGAGCGCGGCCTTGCGCGTTGCCTCATCGCCGACGATGGGCATTACATCGATGTGCCGTAGGTGCGACCACTTGCGCGCCTCCTCCGGCCAGGTAGTGCGTGCGACGCGCAGGGGGGCCAGCACCAGGACGGGGGCATCCTCGCCGGCCAGGAACAGGGCATCGAGCGCGTTGTAGGTGCTGATGGTCTTGCCCAGGCCCATGCCAGCCCATACGGCGCAGCGTGGCACGTCCAGTGCATGGCCGGTTATCAGCGACTGATACGGGCGGGGGGTGAAGTCGCGGGCGGGGGTAATCACGATATCCCATCGAATGCGTATAAGGCAGCCCAGGCATCCTGGTTTTCTAGTGCGCTCAACCGCGACAAACCATTCTGCCTAATAAAGTCTTTTTTTTCCCTGTACGACCAGCGAAAGAACGCGAGGGAACTGCACACATAAGTGACGCCCCCCTCTTCTCTACGTCTACCCTCCCGGTTGGTCATTGACAACAAAGGCATGGGCCACAGTTCTGCGGGGGTCATATTTTCATATCCGCTAGGGTGCTGGATATGACGGTGAGGCTATAGATCAGGTCGGACTCTATCTTCGCTACCCTGGCCTCTAAGCCTGATTCAACGGGGGTTGTCCGTATATATTTCAAGGCCTCCGTGATTGCCAAAATCACGGAGATCAACTCTTCGATTTCTAGATCGCGCATTAATGCTTCAGTTTCAGTGGTCATCCCAGCACCTCATCCACTTGCTCGAAGGAATCCACCACTTCCACCCGCTGGCCCATCCGGCGCATGCGTTCATGCTCGCGGGCCTGGTGCGGCTTCGCCTTCTCGCCGGGCGCTTTGAGTTCCACCCAGATGGTGGCTGGCTTGCGCGTTTCCTGGGAGAGGCCACGCACGCCCCCGCCTGGCAGCATCACCAGTCTGTCCGGTGCGCCGGTGCGGCCGATCCACTTGACCTTGCGCACTTCGCCGCCCAGCGCCTTCACGCGCTCGACGAGGTAATTCTCGATATCGGATTCACGCATAGCGGGCCACCCGTTCCAGCTTGCTCAGTTGGCCGGGCGATATGCACATCGCATCGCCCCATTCGTTGTAGCGTTCGCGCATGTCGGACACGAAGCCCTTTTCCCAGATGGTGCGGGCATTGCTCTCGGCATCCATGAGCAGTTGCGCGAAGTCGTAACAGTCATCGACGGTCATATCAGTCCTTCTTGTATCGGTAGGATTCAAACCCGGCGGCAGCGAGGGGCAGACCCTCGGCCCATGCGGGGGTGGTGGACATCAGCGCGGCGAGGTGCTGATGGCTGAAGTCGGGTGTGTCTGGTACTTCGGTCAGGATTTCGTCATGCACGGTCAGCACAATCTGATACCCGGCCGCCTCGATGGCGTGCATGCTGGACGCCATGACATCCCGCGCGGCGGCCTGGGTGGCGTTCTCAACGAGCTTGCCGCCGTAGGTCTTCAGCCGTGTCCACTGCCGGGTGTACTGGTTGACGCCCATGTAGCTGAGTTTGCCGTCGTTGACTTGCGGGTGCGGGTAACACAGTGCGCGGCCGGAAGGCAGGCCGATGCGCAACCAGGATCTATCGCGGCGCACTTTGAATTCGCCGCAGTCGAGTGTCTGGCCTGGGTTCTGTACGGCAACGACGCACGACGCTTCCAGGTCTTTCCAGAGTGCGGCGACATTGCGGTGACTGTTCCGCCAGCCGCGCTTGAACACGTCGCAGGTAATGAACGCTTCGCGCGAGAGGCCGTAGGTGTTGCCGTTGCGCTTCAAAATCCAGGCGTAGAACTCGCCGGATTTGCGCAGTAGATCCTCCGGCAGTGTGTGCCAGGCATCGCGCGCCATGGCTTCAAGGTCGATGCCGTAGGCCAGCGAGAAGGTCAGGAACGCACCGACGCCGCCCTCATAGCCCAGCGCCAGTTCCTGAACCTTGCCGATCTGGCGTTGCGCCTTGTCCACCTCGGAAGGGTGGACGCCGAAGGATTTGGCATAGGCCAATTTGTAGAGGTCGGCACCGGCACCGGCGTCGAAGTCGCGGAATGCTTGCAGCTTCCAGGTTTCATCTGCCAGCCAGGCCAGCATGCGGCCCTCGATGTTGCTCAGATCGGCGACCACCAGTTTCTTGCCTTCCGGTGCCACGATGACGCCCCGGATGGCGCTGGAAATCAGTTCCATGACGTTGGGCGCGATCAGATCCGCAGCGCCGGTCTTGATGGCCTTGATGCCGAAGTCGATATCGGCCTGGCTGAGTGTTGGACGTGGCAGGTTCTGCGGCTGGAATGTGCGGCCAGACCAGCGTCCGGTGCGGCCTGCGCCATCGAACTGTAGGGTGCCGCGCAGACGGCCATCGGTTGCACCGTTCACCACACGCTTGTACTTGCTGGTGCTGGTGGTGCTGGCCTGCTGGCGCACGCGCAGCAAGGCCTTCAGCGGTTCAGGGAAAGTATCGTCGTCGAGCAGGCGCTCCAGCGTGCTGCCCTTGAGGTCATCCAGGATGACGCCGTACTCGGCCGCGATGTGGTCAAGCATGGCGTCGCGCTGGGTTGCGCGCTGCACTTCGCCGCCGGTCATCTGGTGGGCGGACACGGCCAGCACACCCTGCTCGCGGGCAGCGGCATCCATCGCCGAGTTCGCCAGATCCAGGTCAACCGCAAAGCCCCGGTCGTTGATGCGCTGGTCGAGGTGCCAGAGGGCGAGTTCAGCGCCCTGGTAATTCCAGGATGGCAGGCGCTTGTAGACCTCGCGCATGGCCTCGATGTCCGCCATGGCGTATTCCAGGAAAGCCGCCCACTCGGCCGGGTGGGTCAGGCGGGTGGCGCGGCGCAGTTTGTGATTGAGCGGGCGCGGCTTGCAGAACAACTGCACCAACTGCTTGCCGTGCTTGTGCTTGGCGAGGTCGGAGGGGACGCCGAGCAGGTCGCACAACTTGTCGAGGCCACCCGGCAAGGAGTGCGCCATCGCTTGCACCATCGTGCAGCGCCACTTCGCAAGCGGCGGCGCGGATTTGGGGATGTGCTTGTTGATGACGTTGCGGTCGAACATGGCGTTGTGCGCGACTACCTCGTCGCAACTCCGCAGCGCCTCGCGCAGCGCCACCCGCAATTCGTAGGGCGCGGCGTCCCCAGCGGTCGCATCCCAGCACTGCACCGGCCCATCATCGACGGCCCAGGGCACCACCATCAACTCGCAGTCCTGCACATAGCGATAGGTGCCGTAGTTGATGGGGGTGACCGAGTAGGTCTCGGAGTCGAGGAACAGGCGCATCAGTTGGGCAATTCGTCAGCGCCGACAATCACCAGGCGGGGCCGATTCATTTTGTCGGAGGCCAGCATGCTGTGGATGGCGTTGAGTGCGGCAGCGCCAAGCTGTTGCGCCGGGGTGAACTCCGTCTGGTCGGGATCGACGCGCGGCTCATCAGCCAGATGCACATCGACGCCGCCTTCGCGGTCACGCAGGGTGATGACTATCAAGGCCATATTGATTTCCTTATTGGGGTTTGAGAAGCGCGCGGATTTCGCGTTTGTTGAGGAAGTTGCCGCCGGCAGCGGGGAGGGCGAACAGCGCCTCCCCTTTCGGGTTGAACGCTGGCACCCATACCACCAGGCCGCCGTTGTATTTCTTGGGAACGGCCGCCTGGACGAACGTGATGCCCCCGGCGTCGAAGGTTTCACCCCCGGCGGGGGGTGTGGCGCGGGAGGTCATACCAGCGACTCGGCGTCGCTGCCCTCCAGAATCGGCGCGAACTCATCCTGGCTCACCGGCGCACCACCGGCGAAGCCGGCACCGTCGCGGCGGAACTGCACCCAGCGCAGGGTGGCGTTGATTTTCTTGCCGTAGGTGTTGTCCTGCGCCCAGAACTCTACGGACGCATCCACATAGCACCCGGCATAAGGCTTGCCATCGACAGCGGTGAGGGGCGAGGTGTCGCGGTCGATCACCTGGGGGCGCGCTTTGGTGCTGGCGTTGAGGGTGTGGCAATTCTCGAAACCGTCGTAGACGTTGCCCTCGCCGTTACGCTTTGAGGCCTCCTGGTAGCCCAGGTCGCCCTTGGCTTTGATCTGCGCCAGGATGCCGGGGGCTTTTGCGCCCCACTTCTCGCGTGCGACTTCTTCAATCGCTGCCGCCAGGGCGTGGGCGTTGGCGCTATTGGGGACGATGGGGAAAGACGCGCCGAAGCGTTCGTATTTGCTGTCGGGCTCGAACAGGTTCGGGAAGGCCAGACGCACATCGGTTACTTTAACTATGGACATTTTCTTGCTCCTTGAAGAAGTGGGGGTAAAGCTGTTTCACTTTGTCGATTGCGTAATCCACCGCTCGACGACGGGGTTTATCAGGCTCTTTCAGCCCCGCTTCGAGCGGGGTCGCGGCGGCCTCCACCAGCAAGTCGCGCGCGAAGTTGGGGAGGTGGTTGGATACCGGGGTCATACGAGGTCGCATTCCTCAATGGCGGTGAACTCATCGGCCATCGGCGCGATGACCAGGGCCGGGCGCTTGTCACTGATCGGGGCGATGGTTGGCTTGCCGTCATGCTGGGTGATGAGGGCCTGCACCTTGGGCCACTGGCGCGGGCCGATAACTGGCTTGCCATCGGCCTGGGGCTTCGTGAGCTTGTCCGCCGTGGTCGGGCTGATTAGCGACAGGTCATACATTTCTTCAACCTTCAGGCGCATCGACTTGAACAAGGCCTCGACCTCGGCGGCATTCGTCCATTTGCGATTGCCGCGCTTGCCCTGCACCAGTTTGCAGTTGCGGAATTCAGCGCCAGCCAGAGCGCGCGCCTCGATGCGATGGCGCACGGCCTCGACGAATTGCTCGATCAGATCCAGGTTGGGGAACAGACTGTCCAGGTGGGCGTCGTCGCAATTCGACACACGCTCCAGCGCGCCGGATAGTTTTTGCGCCAGGGGGGCATCGTCCTCGATGGTGACGAAATCATCGGCAACGGTGGTCAGTGCGCGACTGCGCAAGGTCGGGCATCTACCCTTCGCACGGCAGAAGCGGCAGGCCTCGCCGGGTACCAGGTTATTCGTTGCCCACTCGGGGTATGCGCCATAGGACGCCGTTGCGTTGTCCACTGCGTCTGCGTTATCACTAATCACACCGGCCCAGTCTGCGAGGTCGTCCATTTCCAGCACCCACTCGCTGGGTGTCGGCGATACGCGCGGCTGGATGATGACCATGCGCACACGCTTGAAGTCCCCCAGCATGGCGTACTTCTCCAGCGCGCCGAGTGCGTACAGCACCAGTTGCGGGTTGTCCTCTGCGCTGACCTCCACCCCCTTGCCATATTTGAGGTCGATGACGACGATCTCTTCATCCGCCAGGACGATGGCGTCAGCGGTGCCGCTGGCATCGATCTCGCCGGTGATGTGGCCGATGGGGACTTGCTGCTCGACCAACAACTCGCCGCCCTCGGCGTACTTGCGCACGGCCTGGACGTAGTGGTTGACGTGACCGGCCATGTCGATGTCGATCTTGAAGGTGGCGCGCGCGGCACGCCCTTCGTTGCCGACAATCTGAGGGAAGAAAGCATCGCCGTTGTTATCGATGGCGATGGTTTTGCACATGACCTGCGCGGGGTGCAGGTTATTTTCCAGGCATTCCGCCCCGAGGAAGTGCGCGGCAGTGCCCTCGTCGGCAAAATTGCTAGTCGATTCCGGCTCGTTCTCCTCCATCGCTAGCTTGCCGTGGCAGAGCATCCAGGCCTTTGCGCCCGAGGATGATTTGATGGCGTGGTAGGCCATGCTTAGGCCTGCAATGCAGCGAGGATTTCGGCGTACTGCTCGGGTTTTGCTTCCGGCAATTTGGCGATGCTGTACTTTGCCAATGTAGCGACGGCCTTTTCACGATTGACCTGAAAAATCGCCAGGAAGGCCTTCTTCAGGGTTTCGTAGTCCACGGG